GGCACTTACCATGACCGCAGAAAAATTGGCGGCGGAGTGGATTCTTGCCAAGCAAGAAGAGCTCAAAGCCGTCACAAGACGACTCGAAATTGAAGAAGACCTTTTGAAAATGCTGCCGCACAAAGAAGAAGGTAGCGCTACGACGACGCTCGGCAACGGCTTTCGCTTCAAGGCGACTGGGAAGCTGAGCTACAAGGCCGACCTCGACAAGCTGCTCGCGCTGACGGCGTCCTGGCCGGAGAAGCCGGTGAAAACCAAGGTCGAGGCCGACGAGGCTCTGCTGCGCGCGATCCGCACTGACCGCCCTGACCTTTGGCGCCAGATCGCTCCGGCGATCACGGTAAAGCCCGCCAAAACGTACATCGTAATTGAGGACCCTGCCCATGGCGTTTGACTTAAAGAGCATTAAAAGAAATACCGCCCTCGCCGCCCCCCGCGTGCTTGTGTACGGCGTGGAAGGCATCGGCAAGTCGACCTTTGCCGCCGGCGCGCCGGAGCCGGTCTTTATCCAAACGGAAGACGGGCTCGGCTCGTTAGCCGTGGATCACTTCCCGATCGCGACTAAGGTCGGCGACGTTTTGGACGCGATTGCGACGTTATTTGACGATGGTCACAGTTTTAAGACCGTGGTCATCGACTCGCTCGATTGGCTCGAAACGCTGATCTGGCGCGACATTGAGTCGAAGTACGACGCCAAAGATTTAGCGTATGGCAAAGGCGCCATGATCGCCGCCGACAAGTGGCGCGAAATTTTGGACGGCTTAACGGCCCTGCGAAACGATCGCGGCATGGCTGTGATCTTGATCGCGCATACCGAGATCAAGCGCTTCGACTCGCCGGAGACGGAGCCGTACGACCGCTACCAGCCAAAGCTGCAGGCTCGCTCGAGCGCGCTCGTGCGCGAGTGGTGCGACGCGGTGCTGTTTGCGAACTACAAGACGCTCATCAAGAAAGACGATGTTGGGTTCAACAAGACCGTCTCGCGCGGGTTCACGACTGGAGAGCGCCTGCTCTTCACGTCTGAGCGCCCGGCCTACATGGCAAAGAATCGATATGGCCTGCCGGAGAGCATCCCGCTTTCTTGGGAGGCCTTTGAAACCGCAATAGCAAACTGATCAAGACGAGGAACGTAACCATGCCTTCATTTCAATTCGATGCTGTCTCACACGTTGCCGCTCCGGCGCCGAGCCGCGAGCCGCTGCCGCGCGGCATGTACCAAGTGATTGTCACCGAGTCGGCGATTAAGCCGACGCAGGCCGGCACGGGCGAGTACATCGAGCTCACGCTGCAGGTGTCGGACGGCGAGTTCGCCGGGCGCCGCGTGTGGGATCGACTGAACGTGAGCAACCCTAACAAGACCGCCGAAGATATCGCCAAGCGTCAGCTTCAGGAGCTGTGCCTCGCTGCGGGCATCTCGACACTGAACGAGACCGAGCAGCTGCACGACATTCCTGTGCTTGCGCAGATCGACATCGAGCGCAAAGACCAACCGCGCAACCGCGTCCTGGGCTACCAGGCGATTGGCGGCGCAAAACCGATTGCCTCCCAGGCTGCGCGTCCAGCGTCCGCCCCCCCTACCGCTAAGCTGGCCGCGCGGCCCTGGGAGCGCAAGTAATGCCGGAAATCCCTGCGAGCCAGCACACCACCGGGGAGGCCGTCACTCGGTGGCGGGGTGCGCAGTCGCAGGAACATCGCGAGCATTTGGGCGCGTCGCTGATCGGCCACGCATGCGACCGCCACATCTGGTATTCGTTCCGGTGGGCAAAGATGCCGACGTGGGACGGACGGATGCTGCGCCTCTTTGATCGCGGCAAGCGCGAGGAGGCGGTCGTTGCCGAGGAGCTGCGCGCCATTGGCGTTGAGCTGCATACCGACGAGAACGGGCAGCAGATCGATTGCCGGGACGAGAGCGGACACTTTGGCGGCTCGATCGACGGCATCGGTCGAGGCTTTCCCGAGGCACCGAAGACCTGGGCGATCCTCGAGGTCAAGACGCACAGCGCGAAGAGTTTCACCGAGATGAGGCGGCTCGGTGTCGCGGAGAGCAAGCCGCAACACTACGCGCAGATGCAGTCCTACATGGGCCTGCTCGGGGTTGAGCGAGCGCTGTACTTTGCTGTGAACAAAGACAACGACGAGATTTACACCGAGTGGGTGCATTTCGACGAGGACGCGTTCAAGGCAATGCGCGAGCGCGCCAAGCGCATCATCAGCGCGAAGGAGCCGCCCGCGCGGCTCTCGGACGATCCGGCGCACTGGCAGTGCAAGGGCTGCTCGTTTTACTCGCTGTGCCACGAGCAGCAGGTTGCCGAGGTTAATTGTCGTACGTGTTGTCATGCCTCACCTGTTGAGAGTGGAGCATGGCGCTGCGAACTTCTCAGTGCGATAACGCACAAAGGCGCACAAAGAGAAGCGTGCGACTCGCACCTGTTCATCCCGCAGCTCGTGCCCTTTGGCGAGCCGGTCGACGGCGGCGAGAACTACATTGAGTACCAGCACAAGGAAACCGGGCGCACGTTTAAGAACGGCCCCGGCGGTTACTTGAGTCGCGAACTCGCGGCGTGCGTCGCCGAGATCGTCACCGATCGAACGGTCGAGGCCATGCGAAGCATCTTCAAGGCAAAGGTCACCGAGTCGACGAGCACTGGCCGCGGGCGCCGCAGCAAGGTCGACTTGTCGAAGTTCCCAAAGGCCGAGGAGCCGTTTGTGGATGACGATCTGGACTCGGTGAATTGGACCGGGGAGTCAAAGAAATGAGCGAGTACGACGTGGTCGAGCGCCCTGCTCACTACGCTTCGACCGACATCGAGTGCATCGATGCCATTCGCGCTCAGTTGTCTGAAGACGAATGGCGTGGGTTCTTGCGCGGCCAGGTGGCGAAATACAACTGGCGTATGGGTCGCAAGGACGCCACCGAGCAAGAGGCTGGAAAACTGCTGTGGTACGCGACGTGGCTTGCGGGGAAAGATCCGCGTGAAGCCGAGTAAACCGCGCCAAAAACATCCTTGGCGCTCATCGTGGAGTGTGCGAAATGAGAGATCGACTCGAGACATTGATCAGCGTAGCCGTGTACACGACGGTGATTCTCGGGAGCTGGGTGCTGCTGGCGCTGGCGTCGGGCGTGTTTGTCGGGATCGCCCGCAAGGGCTATGACTGGGTGATTTGATGGGCGGCCGGATGTCACGCAACAAGGGAGCCGCAGCCGAGCGGGAGCTTGCGACGTTGCTCTCTAATGAGCTTGGGTTTGTGGTCAAGCGCAAGCTCGGGCAGGCTCGAGACTCGGGCGATGACATACAGGTCGGCAAGTTCCGTATCGAGGCCAAGCGCCGCGAGACGCTTGCCCTGCCCGCCTGGTGCCGGCAGATCGAGGAGCACTGCCAGCCTGGGGAGGTGCCGATTGTGGCCTACCGCCAGAACGGCCAGCCGTGGCGCATCGTGATGAAACTTGAGGACTTTTTACCTTTGCTTCGAGGTGAGTTGACGGATGACTGAGGTGTTGAGAGAATCTCACCATCAGGTGTTAACCACACTTGATGACGCGGCGGACCAGTTGGGTGTTAGCGTAAAGACACTCCGACGCATGGTCGATCGGCGCGCAGTGCCAGCTTATCGGTTTGGCAAAGCGATCCGAGTGAACGTCGCGGAGGTTCTCCAGGCAACCAAACAGGAACCCAGCAAACCATGTCCATCAAGAAACGCGGCAACACCTGGCATATCGATATCGCGCTCCCGACGGGCGGGCGACTCCGGCAATCTGCTCAGACTTCTGATCGCAAAGCAGCGCAGGAGCTCCACGACCAGCTGAAGGCGCAGCTCTGGCGCCAAGAGCAGCTTGGCGAAAAGCCGCTGCGCTCGTTCGACGAGGCGGCCGACAAGTGGGAGCTCGAGCACGCCGACGACAAGGCGATCGAAGACTACAAGCACCACCTCAAATTTTGGCGACAGGCTTTCGCCGGCATGGCGCTGACAGAGATTACCCGCTCCAACGCCGCGGAGGCGATCGAGGCGCTTGTCACCCGCAAGAAAAAGCCCGCGAGTGCCGGCACCAAAATGAACTACGTCATCACGCTGCGCTCGGTGCTCAACACCGCGCTCAAAGATTGGGAGTGGATCGACCAGGTGCCGACGCTCAAGACGTACGGCGACAAGCAGAAGCGCAAGATGTCGATCGCGACGCCCGCCCAGGCTAAGGCGCTCATGGCCGTGTTGCCTGAGCAGCTGCGCGCTCCGATCGCGTTCGCGTTTATGACCGGCCTGCGCAAGTCAAACGTGTTCGGGCTCGCCTGGGACCGAGTCGACCTCGAGCGCTCGATCGCGTGGGTGCAGCCGATCGACACCAAGGCCGAAAACCTGATCGTGTGCCCGTTGAACTCGGCCGCCAAGGCGCTGCTTGAGGCTCAGCCGCGAGTGGCGGGCGAGAACCGGGTGTTTCCGGTCGAGCCGCCGTGCTGGCACCAGTGGAACCGCTACACCAAGCGAGCCGGGCTGCCAGCAGGGTTCCGGTTCCACGACATCCGACACAGCTTCGCCAGCTGGCTGGCCCTGGACGGGACTGATCGCAAGACGTTGCAGGAGCTTGGCGGGTGGAAGTCGCCCCAGATGCTGGAGACTTACGTCCACCTGCCTACTGAGCACCTGGTGCAGGCTTCCGAGAAGTTGGCAGCTCGCCTGCACTGAACGACTTACGGCACAAATACGGCACAATCAGTTTTTTCTAATCTGCCAAATCGCCGTAAGTCGTTGATTTTGTTGGTAGCGGGGGTAGGATTTGAACCTACGACCTTCGGGTTATGAGAAGGTACCAGCCCCCAGACAAATCAGCAAGTTGCTGATTTTCTTGGACTGCGTTGGTCCCCGCTACCCCTCTTTTTCCCAATCCACGGCACAAATACGGCACAACACGTCACGCCGCCTTTTTGCCGACGCGCTGCCCGCGGAACCACGCGTCGCCGTCGTGGACTACGCACAGCTCAGGCTCAAGCAGCCGCCCCTTGTGGTACGTCAGCACGACGAACCCTGACGCCCAGTTGAGAGGCCCGGCCTCCGTATAGGCGAACTGGGGGCCTTTCGCCTCAGCGAGGCTCCCAGTGTCCACCCCGTACCGACGGCCCCTGTAATCGCCCCAGGGGGTGTATTGGAGCTTGTGCAGGTGGCCGTGCACATAGTGCACCCCCGACTTAAGCGTCGAGTTGTACGCGGCGTGGATTCCGCCGCCGACCGGCCGGTGCCGGATCACGGTCCAGCCGTCCGTGCCGCCGTTGAGGTGCACCGCCCACCCAGCGCGCCAGCGCGGTAGGTAGTCGATAAGGGTCGCGCCGGACATCTCCTCTAGCTCGGGCGCGTTCGCGGCCAGGTAGTTCTCAAACCGCGCGTCGTGATTACCGATTGTGCGAACGAGCTGCGCCCTGCCGGCCGCTCGCTCGATTTCGGCGCACCGATCCTGCACCGCGTGCAGCTCGTCCTTTAGGTGAGGCTGCTTCTCCCACATGATGCGCGGGTGGCGCGAGATTTTGGCGCCGTCGAGGATGTCGCCGTTGAGGATCACCGCCGCTGGCTTGAGCTCCTTGGCGAGCTGGCAGAAAGCTTGGTGTGCCGGCGTCACGAGGCCGGGCCAGTAATGCGCGTCAGAGCCGACCAGCACGACGCCGTCTTTGATCGTCACCGGCATGTCGCGCTCGTAGTCACGCGCGCGGGCGGCGGCAGTTGCCTGCAGCGCCTGGCGGAGCTTGCCGTTTCGGCCGCCGCTCAGCCTTTGGTTATCGCTCTCGAGCACAACGCCGTACTTAGCCTCAATAGTCTTGCGCCTGCTGTGCACGTTGCGCGCATCGACGCCGATCGCTCGCGCGACCTTGGTAGGCTCTCGATACGTTTGCCAAATTTGTATGAATTCCTGGTCGGATACCTTTGCTGCCGGCATCTACTCCTCGAACGTCGTTAACGCTTGCTGTAGAAGAAGTCCGAGCTGATCGACGAACACTTCGTCGTGGCTCAATTCGTGTGACATGTGGTCGAGCATCGCGTGCACGAGCTCGTGAGTGAACACGGCTTGGAGCTGCGTCTCGATGGGGTTAGAGAGCAGGTCGATGCGGAGCTTCTCAGGCTCCCACATTCCGACCACGCCCTTGCCGTGGCGCCATTTCGACCGCGGCAGGATGCGCACCGTGATGACATGCCCAAGTAGCTGGAAGCGCTTGGGGATGCCGGTGCGCTTCATAACAGCGCGGCCTCAGCCTTTCGCCGGCGCACTAGGCCGGGCAACACTCGCCCGCCGCCTCGTACCCAGCGCATGAGCTGCTCTTTAGCGCCCTGCCAATCACCCTGATTGATTCGCCGACGCAGCGTGCTTGTCTGCAGGCGCCCGACGCCGAGGTTGTACGCGAAGTCGACGACCGCATTAAGCGCCTGCGGGTGGGAGATTAACGACGGGCACGCGCGCAGCACGCCAGGCAGAAACTCGCGCTCGAGTTGCCAGCGAAGGATGTCTTCCGCCTCGGTGCGCATGATTGGCGGATCGTCGAGCTTTACCTTTCGCCCGTCGGGGTAGCGCGTGCTGCCATAGCCGATCGTTTCGACTCCGGCCGGGCACAAGTAGCTCTTGCTTCGAAAGCCTTCAAACTCCTTGCACAATGTGGTGGCGAGCTCGAGATCCATCACAAGCCTCGACGCGCGAGAGTCCTATCGAGGAACCAGTAGTTGAGCGTGCCGGCAACGAGCGCTGCGAAGTCCGCGGTCATCATTGTCTTGAACACTTCGATCGGCGCTGAGCCTGCATACCAGGCGTTGTACGCATACCAGACGTGTACGAACGACCAGATGAAGAGCACCCAGTAGGTAATCACCGGGCGCACGCTCGCGGAGAGCGCTGCCGCCCAGCCGCCCGCGGCCTTGGTCATTTCGGTCTGCTGCTCGATCGCTGACTTGAACGCGCCGATCACACCAACATCAAGGTCGGCCTGGTGCTGCGCGCGGATCTCGGCCATCTTCTGCGCGCTGCGCTGCGCCTCGAGCTTGCACTGCTCTTGGAACATTGCGAGCTCGTGCGTGCGCTCGTTCTTCCGGTCAAACGCTTTCAGAAACTCCGGCACCAGGCGGAAGACGCCGCCCAGCACGGAGCCGACAACGCCACCGCCCAGCATCTCGATCATTGGAAGAAGACCAACTTGGCAAGGATTGCTAGCATGCCGCCAAGAAGCGTCAGGCCAATCTTGACCAAAAGTTTGTTGAGCGACTGAACGTCGCTCTTCATCTCGTTGCTCGTCTTCAAGATGCCTGCGTAACGCTCGGCACACACCGCTTCATGCGTGTTGATCTGCTGCTCAACGATCCGCATACGCGTATCCAGTTCTGCTACATCCATCGTTTCTCGCCCTCACACATCACACGCCGTTGCTACCTTCTCCGCTAGTTGTGGGATTCCCTACAACCTCGACCCAAGAAAGCGTCGCCTCGTTCCACGCATACCTTTTACCGTCGGTGGGATACGGCACCGGGGCTTCCCAATTGGCGGTTTCCAAGTTCAATGTCCAAGACGGATACCGGGGGCCGGGGGGTACAAACGCATCAATGTCTTCGCGGTAATTGAAGCCGATACCCGCGTAATTCTTGCGCAGGTTGCCGTTGTAGCTCGTCTGCTTCCAAGTGCCGCCAAATATCCGCTCTAAGAAAGCGACGCCAATGCTCTCCTTCTCGACGCCATTAGCGTCTGATGTGTCTTTGTTATCGACAACGACAACGCGAAGCACGACGTTGTTTTGATCTAATTCTGCGAAATGAGCCATGTCAGTCTCCTACCTTGGTTACGCAGCCAACTGATTTTCGATCTGCGCCATCTGCTCGTTGAAAGCCTTTTCTTGCTCTGGCAGAAGAATGGTGTTGATGCTGTCTTCAAACGCCTTGATCTTCTCGATGGTTTCCATCACCTCTTCAACGGAGGGTTTTGGCCGAGGGTCTTCCCAACGAGTGAATCCAATGCCACCGGTCCATTCCCATTTCGCGCCTGGGCGAAGCAAGTGAACTGCCGTGTCGATTCCAACAATCATGTACGCCTTCATAAGTCACGCCGCATTCAATTTGATAATTACGATTCCAGAGCCGCCGTTGCCGCCACTGTTGTAGCCAATGATGTCGCAGCCGCCGCACCCGCCGCCCGTGTTTGCTGTGCCGCCTCCATTTCCACCGTAAGACCATATGGCCCCTTGGCCACCGCCACCATCTCCGCCCGGTGCGCGTGTAGTTGAACTAAAGGTGGCTCCGCCGCCACCACCAGCGTAAATGACTGAAGCACCGGAAATGGAAGAGGCAATTCCGTCACCGCCGTACCCAGCGCCATCGGTGTTGCCAGCCTCCCCAGCCCCGCCACCACCGCCAGCATAGAAGGAACCGGTTGTGACCCCGACACCTCCAGCGTTACCTTGGGATGGAGAAGTGCTTGGCGTGTTTCCTGCACCGCCAGCCTGGCCGTAATTTGTTTGTACGCCGCCTACCTTCTCGTAACCAGCGCCGCCCCCGCCGCCAGAGCCGCCGGCAACACCCGCATTGTTTGATCCACCGCCGCCACCGCCACCAGCAGCAGTAATAGTGCTAAACGAAGAACTACTCCCGTTAGGGCCGACAGAAAGATCTGCCGCACTTGCGCCGCCAGCACCAACAGTCACCGTATATTCAGTTCCTGGTGTAACAGAAAGCCCAGTGCCAGTACGGAATCCGCCAGCGCCAGCGCCAGCCGCAAGAAAATAGCCGTTGTTGTCTGGGTCAGAATAATAAGACGCTAAATCCGTACACCCGCCACCACCACCGACAACAAGGTAGTCAACCGTGGTTACGCCAGTCGGTACTACGAATCTTCCGCTTGCTCTAAAGGTAAGAACTTGAGGCAGAACAGCGGAATACTTCAGTACAACAATTCCAGAGCCGCCTGCTCCGGCAGTGGATGAGTTGATGCTGCCGCCGCCGCCGCCGCTGCCCGTATTGCTGCTGGCGGATATACCATTGTTGCTGTCAAGCTCTGATGCGCCTGCACCACCGCCGCCGGACCCTCCGGCGCCGTTAGTGCCAGAAAGGTATGCCGTACCGCCGCCACCCCCCGCTCGCGTTACAGAGGTTCCGGTGATGGACGATGCAGCGCCAGCGCCGCCAGCGCCGCCGACGTTCGCGGTCCCGGTTCCGCCTACTGCACCCGCACCACCGCCACCGCCAGCGCCAAAGGACGGGGAACTAACAGAACCGCTTCCGCCGTTGTTACCTTCACCGGCCGTCCCGGTACCAGCGGTGCTTGGCTTGGTTCCACCACCGCCTGACCCGCCCGAGTTGCCGGTGCTGGCATTACCTGCACCGCCGCCACCACCGCCAGTAGAAGTGATGGTTGAAAACACCGAGTTTCCGCCAGCGCCGCCGCGTACGCCTCTACTTTGCGTCGCGCCGCCTGCCCCAACGGTAACTGTGTAAGTCGTGCCAGGAGTCACAGAAAGTCCAGTGCCAGCGCGGAATCCGCCAGCGCCGCCTCCCCCACCCATGCCGTAAGCTGGCTCTCCTAACCCACCAGCACCACCACCAGCAATGACAAGGTATTCAACCTCTGTCACGCCGGTCGGAGCCGTCCACGAACTAGACCCAGTAAACGTCTGAATGATTGTGGACCTAGCTTTCAAAGCTCCGCCAAGGAGCATCATCATAATTCCAGACATAGTTAGCTCACGTTACCCGTGACGACACACACCGTGCCGCTGATGAACAAAATCGTCGCAACGCCGCGAGTGGCAAGCGTGATCGTGTTTTTGTCTGCGTCAGTACCACCAATGTAGGCAGTCGTAATGCTCATCGTCAGCGTCACGTTACCGCTGGTGTTGTTGAAGATCGAGACGACATCGCCTGCCGAGAACGTGCTGTTTGGAACAGTCACGCTGCCGCCAGTTCCGACTTCCACGAACAAGCCAACGTCGGTCGTCGCCAGCGTATAGCTGCCGGTTTTTGCGGAGCCGGTGCGGGGGATGGCGCGGATGTTGCCGTACTGGT